GCGTTGGTTCTTCTACTTCTTACGCTGTGTTCGATAGCGGTTGGAAGTACATCTACGATCGTTTCAACGATACCTATCGTTACGTGCCTTGCAACGGCGACGTTGCTGGTCTCTGTGTTGAGACAGGTGCTGATCTGGATCCTTGGTTCTCCCCCGCTGGTTTCACTCGCGGTGTGCTCCGTGGTGTGATCAAGCTGGCATACACCCCCGCTAAGTCTGATCGCGACAAGCTGTATCAGGCACGCATCAACCCGATCTCTACATTCCCTGGTCGCGGTACCGTCCTCTATGGTGATAAGACTGCTCTCAGCACTCCTTCCGCCTTCGACCGTATCAACGTCCGTCGTCTGTTCCTGACGGTTGAGAAGCAAGTTGAGAACCTTGCTAAGAACGTCCTCTTTGATCTGAACGATGAGATCACACGTTCTTCCTTCGCTAATGCTGTTGGCGGTTTCCTCCGTGAAGTCAAGGCACGTCGTGGTCTGACTGATTATCTCGTCATCTGTGACGACACCAACAACACTGGCGACGTGATCGACCGCAACGAATTCGTTGCTGAGATCTATCTGAAGCCTTCCCGCTCGATCAACTTCATCACCATCACCTTTGTTGCTACCCGTACAGGTATCAGCTTTGATGAGATCGTCGGTAGATGATCCAATCCACTCTTTCTCCTTCTAAATAAATTCATAGAGGTATAAAAACCAATGGCAGTCTCAAGTAACGTAAAGGACTTCCTCTCAAAAGTAAAGAGTGGAGTCAAACCCAATCTATTCCGCGTGAAGTTAGATTGGCCTACTGGTCTGGGTGTCTCCCAGGCAGACAAAGAGCTCGGTTCTTTCCTGTGTAAGTCCGCTGCTCTCCCCGCTTCCAACCTCGGTGTTATCGACGTGCCCTTCCGTGGGCGCGTTGTGAAGGTCGCTGGCGACAGAACCTTCGACACCTGGAGTGTCACCATCATCAACGATGTTGACTTCCGTCTGCGCAACCTGTTTGAAGCTTGGTTGCAGAGCATCAACGCTCACGAAGACAACATCGCTGAACTGATCAACCCCGAAGAAGGCGGCGATGGTTACACCAAGGATCTGGTTGTGCACCAACTGGGTCGCTCTGGTGAAGAGAAGCAAGACAACTATGTCAAGACCTACAAGCTGTGGGGTTGCTTCCCGACTCAGATCTCCCAGATCGATCTCGCTTATGACAGCAACGATCAGATCGAAGAGTTCACTGTTGAGTTCCAAGTCCAGTACTGGACATCTGGTGACAACAGCGAAGAGTACGATAACATCATTGCGTGATTGACTAAATACCTAAGTATTAGGTATTTTCCATAATATAATGGCTCAACTATTTGGATTCTCTATCAAGAGAAAGGAGGGACCGAAGGGTCAGTCCCCGATCCCTCCATCACAGGATGATTCAATCACCACAATTGCTGGTGGTTACTTTGGGCAATATGTAGACTTAGATGGCGGCGTTCAGACTCGTAACGAGTACGAGCTGATACGTCGCTATCGTGATATGGCGCTTCATCCAGAAGTCGATACTGCCATCGACGAAGTGGTGAATGAAGCCATCATTTCTGATCTGGATGACACTCCAGTTCAGATTGAGTTGTCTAATCTTGAGGTAGGGGAAAATATTAAAACCAAAATTCGTGAGGAATTTGAGAACGTCAAGCGTATGCTTGACTTTGATCGCAAGTCTCACGAGATCTTCCGTCGTTGGTATATTGACGGAAGACTTCATTATCACAAGGTAATTGATCTCAACAACCCTAAGCTTGGTATTACTGAGCTTCGTTATATTGATCCACTGAAGATCAAAAAAGTTCGCGAGATCAGAAAGAACGATAAGGACCCCAATGCCGCACGTCGTGCTAATGGTGGTCAAGAACCTTCTGCCCTTGATTATGATTTTGGAAATCACGATGAGTATTACATCTATAATCCGAAAGGGTTCCTGAATATGAATGGACCAGAGCAAAAAGGTATCCGCATTGCGATGGATGCCATTGCTCACACCAATTCAGGTTTGATGGATCTGAACCAGAAGATCACACTCTCGTTCCTGCATAAAGCAATCAAGTCTCTGAACCAGCTGAGAATGATTGAAGATGCTTTGGTTATCTACCGTTTGAGTAGAGCACCCGAGCGCAGGATTTTCTACATCGATGTTGGTAACCTGCCTAAAGTTAAGGCGGAACAATACCTTCGCGATGTTATGAATCGGTATCGCAATAAGCTGGTATATGATGCTAACACGGGTGAGATTCGCGATGACAAAAAGCATATGTCTATGCTGGAAGACTTCTGGCTTCCACGCCGCGAGGGAGGGCGCGGTACCGAAATCTCTACCCTTCCTGGCGGGCAAAACCTTGGTGAATTGAAGGATGTAGAGTACTTCCGAACGAAGCTCTTTAAATCGCTCAACTTACCCCCGAGTCGGTTAGATGGAGAAAAAGGATTTAGTCTCGGAAGAAGTAATGAAATTCTTCGTGACGAACTTAAATTTTCCAAGTTCGTCGGTCGCCTCCGTAAAAAGTTTTCTGTTCTGTTTGATGATCTTCTGAAGACTCAACTCGTTCTGAAGCGAGTCATTAGCGTCGAAGAGTGGGAGGATATGCGTGAGCATATTCAATATGACTTCCTGTTCGACAATCATTTCCAAGAATTAAAAGACGCGGAGCTTAATAACAATCGTATGGATCTTGCTATCAAGATGGAACCATACCTCGGTCGTTACTTCTCTGCAGAGTATATTAAGAAGCAAGTTCTTCAACAAACTGATCAAGAGCGGAAAGAAATTGAAGCTCAAATCAAGAAAGAACGTGCTGCTGGAATCATTCCTAGCGTTGTTCCTATTGATGCTACGCTTCCAGAAAACCAACCCGACCTGGGGGGCGGAAGTTCTAGCGATCTAGAAAGCTAAATAATACTATCCTGGTTACTTGTTATGGACAATCCAACACCTGATGTTTCCGCACGTGCGGTGGTTGATGCTATCTCTGACGGCAATCGTGCTGCAGCTATCGATGCTATCAACCAAATGCTCTACGGTAAATCCGCAGAGACTTTAGATACTTATGCCGACGTTCTCGCCAAATCTTATTTTGGTGATGTGGGCAAAGAACCAGAGGCAACTGCTGAACCACAAACAGATGAAACTGATAACGGAAACGATTGAAGAGGTTAATCTTATCGTAGAAGAATCTAACGGTAAGAAAAATCACTACATTGAAGGTGTGTTCCTTCAAGCAGAGCTGAAGAATCGTAACAACAGAGTTTATCCTCTGTCGGTTCTTGAGCGTGAAGTAAACAAGTATATCAAGGAGCACGTTGAGCAATCACGTGCAGTTGGTGAACTGGGTCATCCCGATGGTCCCACCATCAACCTCGATCGCGTATCACACCGCATCGTCTCTCTGAAAAAAGAGGGTACCAACTTTGTTGGTAAAGCAAAGATTCTCGACACCCCTATGGGTAAGATCGCAAAGAACTTGCTGGATGAAGGTGTGAAACTGGGTGTGTCCTCTAGAGGTCTCGGTTCCGTTGACCGTCGTGAGAATACTTCCTATGTAAGAGATGACTTTATGTTAGCAACTGCTGCTGACATCGTTGCCGATCCTTCCGCGCCTGATGCTTTTGTTAATGGCATTATGGAAGGTAAAGAATGGGTCTGGAATAACGGTGCCATCCACGAAGCAAAAATCGCTAAATATCAGAAGTTCATTTCTGAAAGTGAGCGCCGCGAATTAGAAACGCGGAAACTTAGAGTGTTTCAGAATTTCTTGAACTCTCTTTAATTTATAAATAAATCTAGACATAAACAGTATAAAAAGCTTAGAGGTTTACTCCGATGTCCCAATTGATTAACGAAAAGTTTGAGGAGATGGTTGCAGAAATGCAACTTCCCAGCAGCACGGTGCCTGGCTCGGAGCCCGCTGCTCCTTCCACTCAGTCCAAAACTGCAGTGAATGCCAAGGCAAATCCTGGCGATCAAACTCCTGGTAAACTGGATCCCTCCCTGGTGCCTGGTCAGGCAATTCAGGATCTGGGTGGTCCTACTCCTACCAATAACAAGTCTACCGACGACAGCAACAAGCTCAAGGACAATGCTACCCTGAGCGGCGTGTCTGATGGTCAGACTCGTGGTGATGGCAAAGATGAGCCGAGCGGATCTGAGCCCAAACTGGATCAAGGTATCTCCTATGGTACCCGTCGTGAGGACATTCAAGTGGACCTCAGTGCTGACGTTGCAGCACTCGCAGAAGGCGAAGAACTGTCTGAGAAGTTCCTGGAAAAAGCAGCAACCATCTTTGAAGCAGCTGTTAAAACAAAGATCGGTTCGATTGTTGAGGAACTGGAAGCACAGTACAACACCAAGCTTGCTGAGGAAGTCGAAAAGGTTCGCGCTTCCTTGGCAGAAGAAGTCGATGGTATGCTGAAGTATACTTCTGAGCGTTGGCTCGAAGAGAACCAAGTTGCCATTGACACTGGTCTGAAGGTGGAACTCACCGAGTCCTTCATTGGCGGACTCAAGTCCCTCTTCGATGACCACTACATTGATGTGCCTGAGGGCAAAGAAGATGTTCTGGAATCTATGAACGTCTCCCTTCGTGAAATGGAAGATCGCCTCAACGAACAGATTGAAGCGAATGTGAAACTGTCTAATCGCATCTCTGACTTTACTCGTGAAGGCATTGTTGCCGAAATGAGCGAAGGTCTCACCGATACCCAAAAAGAGAAGTTTGCCTCCCTCGCGGAAGCTGTTTCCTTCAAGGACGAAGAGACTTACAGAGAGAAGCTTAATACCATCAAGGGTTCATACTTCTCGGAAAGCAAGTCCGTTGCTACCGAACAGTCTGAAACTCCTGTGGAAGGTCTCACCGAAAACTACACACCTGCTATGCAGGCATATGTGAAGGCACTCGGTAAGAAGTGATCTTTATATCATAAACGCTAACCAACTTTAACTGCAAACAAATGGATACCCATCAACTGCAGGAGAAGTGGGCACCTGTTCTGAATCACGGTGATCTCCCCGAGATCAAGGATTCTCACCGTCGTCAGGTGACTGCTCAACTCCTCGAAAACCAAGAGCGTGCTCTGTCTGAAGAGACTGCTATGCTCTCCGAAGCCGCTCCCATCAACTCTGTTGGTGCTGACGGTCTTAAGTCTTCCCACGGTTCCTCTGGTCTGGCAGGTTTCGACCCGATCCTGATCAGCCTGATGCGCCGCGCTATGCCTAACCTCGTCGCTTATGACGTGTGTGGCGTGCAACCGATGAGCGGTCCTACTGGACTGATCTTCGCAATGAAGTCCCACTACAACGATCGTAGTGGTGCTGAAGCTCTGTTCAACGAGCCCAACCCTGGTTTCTCTGCCGAGGGTGGCAGCGGTTACGATCCTACCGCTGGTTACGTTGGACCTGGCAACGGTGGCGACGGTTCCTTCCAAGCTGCATCTGCTAACAACGATGCTGAAGGCGACAACCCCGCTATCCTGAACGACAGCGCTACCTACGCTTCTGGCGATGCTCGCTACGAGAACGCTCAGGGTGCTAGCCGTGACTACCTGGAAGCACTGGGAACCTCTGGTTCTCCTGACTTCCGCGAGATGGCATTCAGCATCGACAAGGTGTCGGTGACCGCCAAGTCTCGTGCTCTGAAAGCTGAGTACACGCTTGAATTGGCTCAGGACCTGAAGGCGATTCACGGTCTGGATGCTGAAACGGAACTCGCCAACATTCTCTCCTCTGAGATCCTGGCTGAGATCAACCGTGAAGTCATCCGTACTGTGTATCGTCAGGCAAAGATCGGTGCTCAGAACAACGTTCAGAACGCTGGTATCTTCAACCTGGACACCGACTCCAACGGTCGCTGGAGCGTTGAGA